TCGATTATGCAGTCGAACATTTGAAATTACTTTTTTCGTATTGGACTAGTTTGCCGGATTCGTCATAGCGGCAATAGGTATACTTACCTCTCGAGTCAACCTGGACTAGCAGGTTATTGCGCGCATCGTACTCGTTTTTTCGCCAGTACCCATCCGACGTTTCATATAAAACCAAGCTGCCATTGTCATTGTATTTGTACCTCTCTTTGTAACCGTTGTTGTTTTCGAAAGTGAGCTGATTGTTGTGCTCATCGTACGTGTACTTAACCCAGAAGCCATCTGATGTTTCGCCGGTGAGCCAGTTGCCGCGCTCATCGTACGTGCGCCTGCTCCAGAAGCCGTCTGAATGTACGCTTAGTAACGTATTCCCGCGGGCGTCATACGTGTGCTCTTCGCGGTGGCCTTTTGAGTCCTCATACACTATCACGTTGCCTCGGTTATCGTATGTTACTTCGACCCAGCTACCGTCTGGGTACGTTGTGCGCACCGGTTGGCCGACGCGAGCGGTCATCCTTGTTGTGTTGCTCATGTTGATTGCTCCTCGGTTGTTGATTAGTTGATTAGTTGATTAGTTGACCTCGGCGTCCACCAGGTCATAGCCATCCTCAGTGATGTCTACCCCCATCGTCTCGCGGGTAATGCTGGATTCGGGGTATATTACGATGCGGCAACAATTGCCGTATTCGTAGTAGGCCTCGGCGCTAATAACCCACCTGCTGAGCTTGGCTTCGTCAAGGGGGGCACCTCCATTAACGTGATACTGTCTAAGCGCGGCGATTATCTGATTACGGCCGTTCTCGTTGATGCGTGCTACTTTCATGCCTTTTCCAATAACCTTTGTTAGCCAATTTCGATGCCAGCAGCATTGTAAATATCTACACTCAGCCAGTTAAGCCCGAAAAAATCAATGACTTCGGACTCAGTATCGCACACTTTGCCTACGTGCCGATCCCGCTCTTTTGGCCAATTGCTGTACTGTGTAATATGACAAATGTACTTTTTGCTGGTTGTCCTGTATAGGGCTAGCCTTTTCCATCTTCCGGGAGTATCACTGTATCGCAGACTGGCCCTGCTGGGCGAACTTTCGCTGTGGGCTAATAGCTCTCCCCTGAACCGAATATCCGGTGCGTTATCGATCGTCAACCGTATTTCGTCCTCGTACTTTATGTCATCGCAATCGATGGACGTAACGGGTTTAATTTTAAACTGGCCGTAGTCGATAGCGCTAAACGCAGGTGACCCCTCGCGCTTGATGAGTTCGCCGATGTCGTGTCCAGTCACGGGCGCGCCGTCCTCGTCTACGATGATTACGCCATCCACCCGCCACGTCCAATCATTGTTATCGGTTGTAGTACCAAACGTCTCTGGGTCGTACTCGTCGCCGCTAAACTGCTCTTGGTACGTAACTGTAATATCGCCGCATTTACTTGTTACGCTCGCCCAGCCCCAGTAGCAAGGCACATCTATTTTTTGCCCGTCATCATCGTAGCCCAGGCGGTCGGTACGCTCCTCTACGCTAACCCACTCCTTGTGCGTCCACTCGCCGGACTTGATGAGGCTGGCGAACTCGTCGATGGTCATTGTTGCTGTATTGCTCATGCTGATTGCTCCTTGGTTGTTGATTAGCACTGCGCTAACCATGACTACACTGTAGCGCAGTGCTACTCTTTTAGTAATAGGGACAAACCCTAGGTAGTTAAAATAACTGTTTCGAAATGTTACGCTTGGGAGCCTTAAGTTGGCTCTGCGGTTGGCTCTGCGGTTGGCTCTGTAGTCGCAAAGCCAAAATACCGCGCGGCCTCGGCGCACTTACGCCCGGCGGGTGTCTGGAGCCACGCCGCGATAGCCTCTTGTCGTTGGATACCGCGTGGGTCATATTGTTTAGGCTCCGGTAAATAGTGCATGTCACCGAACCCGTCGGCGTCTTTGACGCTAACGTCAACCACCCACTGCGTGGCCGTCATACCCGACATCCGGCGGAAACCCAACGGCGACAACGCCACGCCTATTGTGCGCCGAGGGGCGCTGTCTGGGAGCTTGCCGTGCGCTTTGCTCCGCGCGGCCGCGAGCCCTCGCTTGTCTAGCTCACTCTGCGTTGCTAGCCACCGGTTGAGACTAACATCGTTGAGTACATAGCCATTTTCCGCGGGCACATGGTCTGTTATACATTGGTGCGTGTAGGCCATCGCGGCTAACTCGTGCAGTGTTGTGCGCTGTTTTATCACTGAGTGGTATGACATCTTGCGATGCTCGTTGAGCGCTCTGTCACGGGCGGCTAACGACATCGGCAGTTGTATAGGAGTGGGGCGCTCGACCCACCGTGCGGCCGCCGCGCAGCCCGGGCCGAGAGCGCCTAGGTATTGCGCCGTGCGCTCGCGTACTTCGGCGAGTATGTGTTTGTCTTCGGCGCCAAGCGGTTGGCTTAGGTAGTATACGGCTCGGCCTCCTTTGTGCACTTTGCGCAGCGCCAATAGCTCAGTCGCCGCGTGATACAGGCGTACCCAATAGCTGTTAGTGCCCGACGTACCCTCTGCGGCTGCGAACTCGGCGCCGTGGTACAGCGCCAAGTACTCGCTGTAGGACGCAAAAACGCGTGGGTTTGCGTTTTCAATCGTGACGGCTAAATACGACAATATCCGCAGCAACGGGCCGTAGTTTTGCACCGCCGGCCCGCATAGGCTCCAGTACTCGGGCAGTAAGCTGTGCGCGGAGGCTCCCGCGCCGAGAAAATATCTTATGTTGTCGACAAGCGCCCGGCCGGTATCGCTTTGCGCGCGGCGGTACTGGCGCATGCTTTGTAGGTTGTATACATCACTACTACCCAATAGCTCAAGCATCCCGTCGCGCTCAAGGATGTCCGGATCGTCTACGCCGGTTAGGGCTAATGCAAAGGCCCGAGCGTAGGTGTAGGGAGTATGCCCGGACTCGTCTGCGTCAGACGCCTGTAGATGTGGGATAGGTTGTGCAGCATACGTCCAGTATCCGCCCCCAAAACGCGTTGTGCTAGGCGCTGTTGACGTGTTTGCTATCGCCTTGGCCATTGCGCTGGCGTCGGGGCCTACCGCGGCCTGAAAACGTGCGTGCGCTAGCTCCGTAGCGTGGGCCAATAGCTCTGGAGTGAGCGCTCCGGTCTCGGCCCACTGCATCAGGCGCTCCGCACGGGCGGGGGTATCGAGCCCGTGCAGCGTCGCAAGCCCAAGCTCGGCTAGCACGCCGGGTGGTGAGTATTGGCTTTCTTCGCGGGCCATTTGCCGATCGTATTGGATTGGATAGAGTAGGCCGAATTCGGCGGAATATTCAAACATTTTTGGTAGAGTCCTTTTTGCTGTTGGCTTTGGGTGTAAGTGTAGGGCGTGGTGGCCAAAAGGGCAAGTGCCTTTCCGATTAAAGTAATTAGACTTTTTTTATTTTTATAGTAGATTTCTAAATAGAAGTATATACAAAAAATTGTTACAATTTGTTACAATTAGTTACAAATGTTACAAATAGAAACATGTTAATAGCACTTGTCACTAGCACTATGGTTTCCAAAAAAAAGTTTTTCCACTTTAATCGGGAAGGCACTTTAAAAAAGCACTTTAAAAAGGCACTTTAAAAAATTACTTTGCATCAGGACAAACCCTTACAAGGCTTGCCGCCCAGCCCGGGCTTCGGCCCCGGCAACCGGGCTCAAGGCCAGCCGCCCCAAAGCCCAAAGCCCAAAGCCCAAAGCCCAAAGCCCGACTTGCCAACAAGGCAAGCATCGGGTACGCTGGCGGCCATGGCCTACGACCTTGATTACCCAGTCGCCCGTTTTCTCGAGCTGTACGCGCAACACGGCGTGTTTGCTCGCGCCGCCCGGGACTGCGGCATCCCGACGCAATGGCTCAGGCGCAAAATAGAGACTGACGAAACCTTTCGCCAAGCGTTTCAGGAAGCCGACGAGCTGTTTGTCGATACACTAGAGAGTGAGGCATACAGACGAGCGATGATTGGGCACGAAGAGGTGCAAACGTACAGGGGGCAAAAGGTCTTTGACACGGAGACAGTCCGGGTCATCAATGAAAACGGCGTAGAGACCGTGGAGTCGCGCTTAAAATTTGACTCCGAAGGCAAAGCGGTACCGCTTGTGCTGCGTCGTAAGAGCGATACGCTTTTGGCCATGATGCTCGAGGGCCGCCGCAAAAAGGTCTATGCCAAACGCATTGAGCAAACAGGCGCAGAGGGCGCGCCGCTAAATGTCACGGTAGTGACCGGTGTCCCGGCATTAGCAGCCCCCACATTGCTTGAGGCGTCGGAGGTAAGCCCTCGCCCGGAGTATGAGCCATGAACACGGCGGTTTTGATTGCGCAACTTTTGGCCCGCGGCGAAACGCAAGGGCACCCAACATTGTTTTACACACAGCAACAAGCGTTCGAAAACGACACGCGGGCGGTGGACGCTACGCAGCTTGCTAGCGACTCGGTGCAAGCGGCCGAAGTGCGGGTTTGGGTGTTTGGCCAACGGTCATCGTTGACGCTTACGTTGACTCAATGATTATTGACCTACAGTACACGCCGCGTCAGTGGCAAAACGTTTGCCATGGCAACCGTAAACGGTTTAGTGTATTTGTCGTCCATCGGCGCGCGGGCAAAACTGAAATTGCAATCATGGAGCTGGTCAACGCCGCGCTGTCACACACAAAGCCGTTAGGCAGTTACGCTTACATCGCGCCGTTTTTGCGGCAGGCTAAACGCATTGTGTGGCGGCGTTTGCTGCGTAGAGTCGCGCCGCTGATGCGGCAAGGATTAGTCGATAAACGAGAGGATGAGCTGATAATCACGTTTAGGCACAACGGCGCAACGATACAGTTGTATGGCGCGGATAACGCAGATGCAGTCCGCGGCGTGGGTTTTGACGGTGTAGTGCTGGACGAGGTGTCGCAAATGCGTCCGGATTTTTGGAGCTCAGTGGTACAGCCTACACTTTCGGATACGCTAGGCTGGGCCATTTTTATCGGTACGCCCAACGGCGTAGACCTGTTTAGCCAGCTGTATTTTGATTCGTTTGGCAAGAGCGATTGGCATCGGGAGCTGTTTACGGTTTACGATACGCAAGCCATTTTGCCCGAAGAGATTGAGCGATTAAAGCGCGATAGTATTGGCAATAGTTTTGCCGTAGAGATGCTGTGTGATTTTTCGGCGCAAGCCGAAAACCAACTGCTTAGCGTAATTGACGTCCAGCAAGCGGCGCAACGCATCGTAACAGCACAGGACATTGCGGCGTCGCCACGCGTTTTAGGCATTGACGTTGCGCGTATGGGCTCTGCACTATCCGTTATTCAGCCTCGGCAAGGGCTGCAAGCGTTTAAACCGGAAACGTTTAACCAGTTAGACAACATGACGTTTGCCGACCAAATAGCGCGCAAAATCGATGAGTGGAAGCCAGACGCCGTGTTCATCGACGCGGGGCAAGGCGGCGGGGTCATTGACCGTCTCCGGCAGTTGCGGTATGACGTCGTCGAAGTGCCGTTTAGTGGTAAAGCGATGTCGCCATATTATTTCAACAAACGCGCTGAAATGTGGCACGAAATGACCAAGTGGATACTGTCCGGCGGGGCGGTGCCTAACGTCCCCCGGCTATTGCAGGATCTATCAGCACCGACGTACAAATACCAAGGCGACGGGCATAAAATGATTCTTGAGGCTAAAGACGAGATGACTAAACGTGGTTTGCCTTCTCCAGACTATGGCGATGCATTGGCTTTGACGTTTGCGCATCCAGTGCGTAAGCTATCCGTCACCGAACAGTTCAAACGCGATAATCCTTCCGCCACCCCCCGCGGTGCAGAAGGACAAAACGGACTTGATTACAATCCTTTTGTGATATAGTGCCCTGAGTTTGCGGAAATTAATTATGTGCCCTCCAAAGCCCAAAATAGTAGTACCGCCGGCCGTGACGCCCGTTGCGCCGCCTCCACCTCCACAACCGCAAGCGTCGCAGCAAGCCGATACGCAAGTGTTTAGGCGGCGTCGGCCAAGCGTGCCGCAAGGTGTGTACACGTCAACTGTGGGTGTCAACCCTGCCAGCCTTAATCTTGGCGGCCGCAACATTTTGGGCGCTTAATGGACGTTACCGAAAAGCGCAAGCAAGCGTTTGCGTTGTTTTCCGGCATGGAACGCGTACGCGGGCCTTGGGATGTTATCGGCAAACAGATTAAGAAATACCAAGTACCCCGCCTTGGGCGTTTTAACACCTCTGAAAAAGACCAAAGGGCTAACTCAGAAAGCATTGCCCATGACGGAATTAAATTTGCGCATCGTACGCTTAGCTCAGGACTGCAATCAGGGGCTACAAACCCCGCTAGACCTTGGCTGAGGTTGACGTTACGCAATCGGGAGCTGGCTGAATCGGCGGCCGTGCGCAAATGGCTGCACCAAGGCACGGAGCTTATTCTCGCAGTAGCGGCGCGTAGTGACACCTACCAAGCTTTTCATTCAGCATACGATGAGATCGGAGCGTTTGGTAACGCGGCAGTTGTGTTGCAAGCGGATTTTGATAATGTTGTGCGTTCGCATGTAATGACTTTTGGCGAATGGGTATGCGCGCGCAACGCCAACGGCGAAGGCAGCGCCTTCGGGCGCAAGTTTCGCATGACCGCAGGACAGATGGTGTTGGCCTTTGGCAAAGACCGCGTAAGCCCGGAAGTGTTACGTGCGGCGCAAGGCGCTAATCAAATGCGAGACGTTGACGTTTTGCACGTGATTCAGGAACGTGCAGACAAAGTAGGTAAGTCCGGGTATTCGCCAGCTTCGCGCAAGCGTTACTCATCTTGCTATTATGACCTGAACCACAACACACAAGAGCCGTTGCGCGAGTCGGGGTATGATCGCTTTCCCGTGCTGTTACCTCGATGGTACGCTACCAGCAATGACACTTACGGCTACGGCCCGGGATACGACTGCCTAAATTCCAGCATAGCTTTGCAGCACATATCATTGCGGGGTGCGCAAGCGCTAGATTACCGTGTGTCGCCCCCGGTGCGCGTGCCTACGATGCTTAAAGGCGATAACAGTTGGCGCATGCCCGGCGGTGTGTTGTACACCGATGCACAAGACGTGGCCATACGCAATCTGTACGAGGTGCAAGTCAACTTGCAAGAAATTAGTGAGCGTGAGCGCGAACTGATGAGGTATGTGCGTGAGGCGTATTACACCGACCTATTCTTAATGCTTCAGTCGCAACCGCTAAGCGGCAGTACTGCTACGGAGATTGCGCAGCGGTACGAAGAAAAAATGACGGTGCTTGGCCCGGCAGTGGGGCGTTTGCACCTTGGGCTCATCGCCCCGTGGGTGGAATTTACTTTTGATCAACTGGTGGATAAAGAGGTCATGCCGCCGGCGCCACCGGAGATACAGGACGAAGAGTTAGAGATTGAGTTTGTTTCAACACTGGCGCAAGCGCAGAAACAGGTTGAGGGCAACACCCTAGACCGGTTTATGGGTACGGTTGGGCAGATTGCGCAATTGGCTCCGCGTGCGGTACACAAGGTCAAAGGGTACAAGTTTGTTGACAAGCTGGCCGATGTGTTGGGCGTAGACCCAGACTTAGTAGCTAGCGACGATGAAGCGGATGAAGCTGCAAGCGGTCAAGAACAAGCGCAAGCGCAAGCGCAAGCGGTTGCTGCGGCACCGGCGTTGGCGCGCGCGGCTAAAGACGCTGCGGCGCCTGAAGTGCAAGACGTAATACAAAACACGCAAACTGCGCAGGAAGCGGCAGCATGATCATTCCAACGCCAGCCAGTGCAGCTGAAGCGCGCGCGGATTTTGAAGAAGCGGCGCAACAGCTTGGCATTGAGCCCCGCCGGTTTTTGCTCTCGCCTACAGGCAGTTATGTGGACGTCACGGTGTCTGGCGCTTGGCACTTTTTCATGGCGGGGGCGCTAGCGGTTATGGGTCAGTTAAAGAGACATTCAACGCCGCTGCAATAAATCGTTTGCGTGCTACCACAAGTATGAGTAATATCAGTGATGTGATCGATTCGGAAGAAAATGACAATACGGATAAACCCGATATTGTTCAGCTTCGTATCAAAGATGAGATCCAGCAAATTATGGCGACGCCAGTAGGGCGAAGGTTCGTGTTTCGCAAACTTTCGGAAAGCGGCTTGTACAGTGCTGTTTTTGTCGAAGGGGCGCGCAGAGCGGCTTTCGTTGAAGGGCAACGCGCAGTAGGGGCGAGGCTGCTAGCCGAGGTTATGCAGTATGCGCCGAATCAGTTTTTCACCATGATGCAGGAGAACCAACGTGTCTGAAACCACCGGTAAAACGCTTGATGCAGGGCAAACGCAAAGCGAGACTTCAGGCCAACCCCAAGGTCAGACTTCGGGCCAAGCCCAAGGTCAGACTTCGGGCCAAGCCCAAGGTCAGGCTTCGGGCCAAGCCGAGGGCCAAACTCAAACAGCAGATAACGCAAAAAGCGTTCCTGTTGAGCTTAAGTTTGACGCGCCGCAAAATGTTACTTACGAACCGGTGATGCTTGGGGAATTCAAAAGCTTTGCGGCTGAGCAAAAATTCAATCAGTCGCAAGTCGATGGAGTTCTGAAGCTAGCTGTGAAAATGCAAGAGCAAGCGGCGCAAGCGCAAGAAAAAGCATGGAGCCAACAGCTAGATACGTGGGCCGAAGAAGCGGAGAAAGATTCTGAGCTAACCGATAACGGCAAACCCGGTGCGTTTGACAAAAACGCGGCGATTGCCAACGAGGCGTTCAAGAAATTTGCTCCGCCAGAGTTGGCTACGTGGCTGCAGCAAACAGGACTAGGTGGGCATCCGCTTTTGGTGAAAACGTTTTACCGCATCGGCAAAGCAATGGCTGATGACACATTTGCATACGGCGCGCCGGCTGTCGCACCTAAGAGCCTAGGGGAAACGCTCTTTGACGGTAAGTAAGGCGGGTAGCTCAGTAAACGAAAGGTTAAGAAATGGCAACTCTAAATACATCAAATGCAACTCTCATCGATGTAGCAACACGCCTTGACCCAGACGGCAAGATTGCAAAAATCGTTGAGATTCTCAATACCTCTACGCCCTTCATTGAAGACATGAAGGTGTATGAAGGTAATCAAGTTACGGGTCACGTCACTACGTTGCGGCGCTCTCTGGCCGCAGGTACGTGGCGTAAGTACAATCAAGGCGTTCCAAACGTCAAAACCACAACTTCGCAAATTACCGAGGTTTTTGGCATGTTCTCGGCGTACAGTGAAGTGGACGCGGCGTTGGCTAGGCTCAACGGCAATACGCTTGAGTGGCGCGCTACAGAAGACAGAGCCATCATTCAAGGCATGAGCCAGCAAATGGAAGAGGCGTTCTTCTACAGCAACAACAACACCGCCCCGGAGCAGATTCTAGGTCTTGCGCCTCGATATGCTGCTAAAACGGGTCTTGAACAAGGCGAGAATGTTCTTCTCGGCGGCGGCACGGCGAG